CAAGAGACTTTTGTCACGAGCACATATTGAAAAACAACTGGGAACAAGTCAACAAGCAGCCGAATACTGCAAAAAGGACGGAATATTCCAAGAGCATGGGGAATTGCCTGCATCCGCAGGGTCAAAAACCAAAGAAATGTGGAGAAACGTCATTACGTGGGCAGAGGAGGGGAAAATTGAAGAAATCAAAGACAACTATCCCCACGTGTACTTCTTGCATAGACCCAAGATTTTGTCCCTTCGCAAACGAGAGTCCAATATTATCTCCGAACTCACTCACGAGTGGTGGGTCGGTCCTACCGGAACCGGCAAATCCAGAAGATTATGGGCAGAGTTTCCAGACCATTATCCAAAAGCACTTAACAAATGGTGGGATGGATACGACAACGAGGAAGTGGTAGCGATTGAAGAAATGACTCCGGCGGCTGGTCAATTCTTGGCACACTACCTTAAAATTTGGGCTGATCGTTATCCATTCAGTCCTGAAATTAAAGGTGGTCAACTCAAAAGAATTCGTCCAAAAAAACTTATTGTTTTGTCCAATTACACAATTGATGAATGCTTCGAAAACAACCAAGACTCTTTACCTCTTAAACGTAGATTTAAAGTAGTCCAGTTTGAACAACTTTGGTAAAAACAGAATATATTGTCATTTGAATACATGTTAAACGTTCTTGAAAAAAAACCTGCACTTCGTGCAGGAAAAAAAATAATCTGGCTAGGGGGCGTCGGCATGTTCTAGGCAGTGAATGTTCATGTAGGATGCGGACCCCGGCTCTGCGCGCCGGGATGCCGCGTTTAGGTGGGGTTACCAGGCACATAAGATGCTCCTAGAAGTCGCTCTCGAGGTTCATTAAAACCTTCAACTTTGTACATATACTTTCTTGTACTTCCAACAGCAATAGAAGCTTTGTAGGTCGTAGCAGTGGTTCCTTGGGCTAATCCAGGAACAAGTTTCCAAATCAAATAGTAATGTCTGGTCCAACCAGGCATATTAAAACCTTCACTCTTCGTAAGCTCACCGTAACGACAGACACGTCGTTTAGGATCTCTGTTCTGAAAAGTAATTGTCTGACCATTGGGAATAAAGTACTTCGTCTTCTTGAGTATTTTAAGACCCCAACGTCCAATAGCAGAACCAAACTCAAAAGGTGTAGCTCCGCGGTCTTCAATAGCGATTCCAGTACCAGCTCCTCCGATTTGGGATTCATCGTAGGCGTTCAGCAACTGTGACATCGAATAAAAGTTACTCGCTGAGTCGGATGTCTCCTTTCGCATGATAATCTCGTATACATCAAGCTCTAAAGCAGCCTCAGGGGCGGCAACATCTGAAGTTCCGTTATTCACGGTTGAAACATTACGAATGGTCACGTCCATAATCGCACTATGGAACATGATCTTCGTGTTCTCATTGATGGTAGCTCCAGCAGCAGCAGTCGGATTACCGGTGTTTTCTAAACCACCGATGGCGGCTAAATCATTAAGCCAACCTTTCTGGTCATTACTACAAGGGTATTGAGCAAGACTCAAACATCCTTGAGTTCCACTTGCAACACTTCCGGTTGCAACATTGATCTGGTCATTAAAAAGAACCGTTCGAGTGCCAAGTTCTTTCTCCTCAATAAAATTGATCTTTTTCACAAAAGCTCTCCAACGTCGCTTTTTCTTACGAGGCATGGATTTCTTGCGATAAATCAACCGATTATCGGCATTTGTACCTCCTAGAATACCAGGAGTTGTCTTGCTATACTTTCTCTTGTATAACACACGAGTACGTCCACGAGCAAAACGATTGGTCGTACGTCTAGCTACCTGTCTAGCTCTCTGAGCATAATTACTAAACGCTCTGCGTTGCATAGGATTGATGGCTTGACTACTAACGTTCAGAAATTGATGTCTGTAAGGAACGATCGACGTCATACGCGTCACCTGGTAAATTCAAGAATGGAAGGGGTGTCAATAACTTGAAAAATAGAAGGTCGCACAAGGCTCGAAATACTGATCGATGATTGGCGGAATTTTTGGCAACGGCAACGAGGCACCGGGGTAATACTAGACCCGGTGCCATTTGTCAATTTGCCATGGAGAAGTCAAAGGGATTTTGTTTCACAATTAATAACCCCACAGAAGTGGATGACGGAGAATTGCAAAACCTCAAAGACACAGCGTCAGTCGTGTATTTGGTGTGGGGGACCGAGATTGGAGAAGAAGGAACTCTCCACTATCAAGGCTTTGTTCGATTTAAACACGCAACAAGTTTCCAAAGAGTCAAGAGACTTTTGTCACGAGCACATATTGAAAAACAACTGGGAACAAGTCAACAAGCAGCCGAATACTGCAAAAAGGACGGAATATTCCAAGAGCATGGGGAATTGCCTGCATCCGCAGGG